CCCGCCGCACGGCACTGGTGGTCCCTTTATGCTGATGAATATAAAAAGCATCCTTCACCACCTGGCGCTTGACGCTTTCTGTCCAGACCTCGTCCCAGCGATCCACAGAGAACGCCCAGGCGAGATAAGGCAGGAAACTGACCGGACAGGTTGCCGGATTCCACAAGTCACGCAGCGGCACCTGCAGATCAGAAATCCCGCTACAGGTCTGCGCCAGTCGGCGCTCCAGTGAAGTTGAACCCGGTGGCAGCAGACTATTCATCCGTTCCTCCGTTGGTTACGCTCCACTGCGTACATGATGCGGCCTGTGTTTTGTTCAGGACCACATCCGCCAGTGGTGAAGCCAGCTCCACACGCTGCACTCCCTCAACATGCAGGGCGGCAAAGATGGCGCTACGGCGAATATCCCGACCAAGCCGCGTCTGACTGGCGATGTACTTCTGCAGACTGGCTTTTGCCGCTGCCATTACCGGCTCTGCTTCCGGCCCCGGATAGAGAAAAATGGTAGCTTCCACGCGGTACGGGATGATTTCTGCGCTGCGAACCGTCAGACGGTCAGCCACCGGGCGGACGTTCTCACTGTTCAGAGCTTTTTCCACCACGTCCAGCAGGTCTTTTTCTGCTGTTCCATCGCCTTCGCGGCTCAGGACAGTCAGCACCACCTCTGCAGGTGCCGGACTGGTTGCACTGGCATCCGCCACCCGACCGTCGGCGCTTCGGGCATGAAATTCATAAGCTGCAGTTGGCCCCGCAACCGAAAGCCCTTCAAAAGCCGCAGGCACACGCAGGCGTAACGCTTCATCGCTTTCCATCACAGCCGCAACGGGCGGCACAGCGTCATAATCAGCAGGTGTCACCGTCAGGCGTTTCACATTGTAATTAGCGGCGAGCTGGTCAAGATCTCCGCCCATTGCGTAAGCCACCATCACCGCCTGCGCGGCTTCGTTAATACGCTGGCGCAGAAGCAACTCACGGTAAGCGTTCTCCTGCAACAATTTGGTGACTGGTTCAGATTCCAGTTCCAGCGTGCGGATCACTGCTTCCTGCTCATCTTTCGGATGAAGCGCCACAAATTCTGCCTTGCGTTCGGCAAGCAGCGTCTCAAAGTCCGGCACATCCACAATCTGCGGCGCAGGCAACTGCGAAAGGTCAATCACTGCCATTCTCTGCTCCTGTTGATACGGAAAGGGAAACAGGCACACCGTTATTCCGCCGCCCGGTCAGCTCCACCACCATTGAACCGTCAAAATTGCTGTTGATGGTGATGGAATCCAGCGTCAGCCGTGGCTCCCAGCGACTCAGCGCCACATACACTGCCGACATGACCTGCAGGCGTAATGCCGGATTTTGTGGCTGGTCTATCAGTGCCGACAGCAGGGAACCATATTCACGACGGGCAATGCGGCTACCCTGCGGTGTCAGCAGAATGTCCCGCACCGACTGGCGCAGATGGTCAATATCAGTAATGGCTTTACCGCTGGTATTGTTCATCCCGATATAAAGCGTCATACCGGACCTCCGGTTGTGTCGCCGCCTTTCAGGACGCCAGTATGCTGATGCGCATCAACCACGATCCCGTTAGAACTCATCGCTCCGCCGCCCTGGGCAACGCCACCATTGATCACCACTTCGCTGTTAATGCGCGTGCGGTCAGCCTCCAGTACAAACTCACTGGTTTTCATGGTGATGTTGTCAGCGGCCTCAATGACCATTGATTTGATGCCCCTGACATACCAGCGCCCACTGGCGGGTTCGTATTCAAACCAGCCACCGTCAGGATGTTCTGTCACGCAGGCGTCCGCCGACGTAGACGGTGGCGCGAACTGATTCGAATAGACAGCGGGCAGCGCAAAGGCAGTCTCCAGATTGCCGCCCAGACTCAGCAGCACCACCTGCTCACCTTCCGATGGTCGCCACCATGTGCGGGCATTCCCGGCACGCAGCGTCAACCAGTTAATCCAGTTGGTTTCAAGGTCGCCCGTTTTCACCCGACAAAGCCAGTTTTCCCGGTCCACTTCGGTGACTACCCCAGTGCGGATCAGGTTGGTGATAAGGCGCATGATTTCGGTTAATTGTGCATTCATGAAGAAAGAATGCCCGCGATTCCTATTTTAACGAACCTCGCTTCATTGTTCTGTCTCTCATACATATAATCCCAGATAGCTCAACCCAAAGGGGATCTATATGGAAATCGATAAAATAAATACATTTTTAGCTACGGCCATTGGTGGTCTTATATTTAAATGGCTTATAGGTGGCATCTCAGCTTTTTGGTCATGGTTAAACACATCCTATCCAGAAGAAGACTTTTTGATATCAAAGATTGGAATATCAAAGCCAATTATTAGACTTAGTCTTTGCAAATATAAGTTAAGCACAAAACCCCATATTAAAAAACATAAAATATTTATCGTCTCATTTGGAATTGCAGTCATTATGACCTCAGCATTTTGTTTTTATAAATTTACCTATTTCATCGCCAAAGAACCCGTAAATTTGGTTGAAATCACACATAGAGAAACAAAAGATTCCTTTTGGATGAAACCAGAACACGCACAAAACATACCATACACATCTGAATGGAATATCACACCAGATGTATGTGTTGACAAGTCACAGCTTGATAAGATCACTTCAATCCAACAAGCCACAAAAGATTTCATTTGTAGCTACTTGCTAATTCCTGAAAAGCAAGAAGAGTTAGCAAAAACTACAGACAAGAACAAATTTACAATAATGATTGCCACCCCCATTATTTATTTAAGCATTCTATTTATATTTATGATAGGGATAGCAATGTTCATAGATTTATACATTGATTCAAAGATAACCAAATTTCACAAACTTGAAATTGATAAAAGTTATCAATATTTGACATGAATTAATATTGGCTTAGCCAACTTAGCAAAATATCACGAATATTTGCTTCAACATAATCATTTACACCCAGCAGGCGACGCTCTGCGTAACGGACTTCCGGTCCCTTACGACTGACACGATCGCGCAGGCCATAATGGTGAACGCGGGCAATGCGCTGTACCTTGCCTTCAAACTGCACGCTGGCAGAATCGGCACTGGCGGCAGTTTTCAGGTATTTTGTGGTGCGCAGCTTTGCAAACATCTGACGTTTGATACGGCCTTTTTTACTGCGTGCTGTTACCCGTCGCGGTTCATAGCTGCTGCCGTCAGGGTTGCGCTGCATCCTGATATTCTGCTGCTGTGTCCGCCGAAGTTCCTGCGCCAGCTGGCGCATCATGCGGCTTCTTGCGACTGGTTCCAGATTCGCCAGCAAAGCACTCAGCCAGTCGTCCACCTTCTGCAGTTCAGCCACGTTTCACCGTCCACACTTCTTCAGGTTCATCGGGTTCCGCTACAGCTTCAACGCTGGACACAGTGCCGTCAGTGCTGACCAGCACACGTTCCGTCAGTTGCAGGTTAAGGCTGATATCACAGACATCGTTGCGCAAAATATCCACCTCAAAGGTGAATAACTTTTCCCGTAACACCGGGTTATTGATTGCATCGGGCTGGTTATCTCGCAGCCACAGCAAAACCGGGGCCATCAACAGATTCTGGTCGCCGCTGAAATCCTCTATCACTACGTTCAGGGTGTAACGATACTCCCATGACATGGAGCTGGCTCCGGTGGCAACCAGCGAACCGTTATCCACAAACAGATGCAGTTTGTCCGGGTTATTTCGGACATAAGGCACTGCTTTATTGAGGGCGTGGCGCAGGGATTGTGGTTTGTTCACTGTTTCGCTCCTGACACGCAATAATCATATCCACTTTGTCTGCACAGACCGCCCAGGCGGCCTCCGTTTCATCCAGCAATGCGTTCAGATCACCGTTAGTGCGCGGCGCTGCCTGATCCAGCCGACACGGCGTCACTCGCGGACAACCACTGACGGTAAGCTGCACCTCCGGTGAGTGTGGGGCGTTCCCGCAGCCGGATAATGTCAGCAGGCAAAGGAGTATCAGCCCAGCGGCGTAAATCCTCGTTCTCACGTTTCAGTTCCTCAATCCGGCGTTGTCGTTGTCTCAGCAGTGCGCTGGTCTGTTCTGCGTCGGCATAGAGCCGCGCCTGCTCCCGGTTGTTGGTTTCAGCCAGAATGGACAGACTGATCAACTGGCTATTTTTCTTCGTTAGTTCCTGCGCTTTACTTTCTAGCGCCGCGCGCTGCGTTTCG